CTGCAGATACCACATAATTCTTTGTATAATTTGGCGGCTCCCATACCCAAATGTTACTATCTATACCACGTTTTTCCATTGGATCCTTAACCATTGACTCTCTACATTGTTCTAAAATAACACCATCAATGACTGAAGTACCAGAAGTAATAAAATCACAATCACATTCTTGTGCTGCACTCTGCATACCTAATAATGAATCTTGTTCATCTCTCCATGTTTGATCTCTATCTGGATGTACCGTCCAATGTAATTTAATAAAATTAAACATTCCACGACCTTCTTCGGCCTCTACCCAAGTTTTATGAAACCAATTACCAACACCATTTGGTGTGGAAAGTGCTATACATTGTCCACCAGTAGTTAAAGTTTGTTGTGCTGCAGTCCATATCTCATCAATTTTATCAATAAATGCCGCCTCATCTAATATTAATAATGATAGGGCTTCAGAACGAGCTGCTTCAGGTCCTGAAGAAACTGCCTTAACTTGTGAACCATTCATATATCTTAGATTCAACTTGTTATCCTCAACACACTTCTGTTTTAACCAACTCGGTAAGTTTGCATGCATAACACGAATCTTCGTTACCAAGTTTTTTGCCACATCTTGTTTTGTAGCAATTACCAAAATATTCTTATCACTAAAAAACGTCATCATCCATAAAGAATATCCAGCAGTTAATGTTGATATACCCAACTGACGTGCTTTCAGAATAACATTGAATCGATTATCAACAAATTCCTGTACAGTCTTTTCTTGAAAATCATACAATGTAAATGGTATTTTCCCCTGTATTGGATGTTGAATCATACAAAACTTTTTCATAAAATATGCAGGATCCTTGGCACATTTTACGTACTCCTCTTTGATTACATCCTTTAATGGTCTTGGATTAGTAGACATTATTGTACTATCTGACCGGCAAGGTTTACAGAAGTCACAGTCATAATTACTCCATAAGTAAAGTACAACCACTTATTCTCATACCAACTGGGTTTCACAAGTTTTACCTTTTTTTCTAATATTTCTGAACGTTCTTTCAATACTTGAATCGAAAGGTCTTTATTCGCAATTATTAGTGAATCAGTTTGGGCATTTTGTTCCAATAACTTCATAATAGATTCAAGGTCTTTAATAGTTTTAGTATTCAAACTATCTTTAACTTGTAAATCAGTTATTTGTTTGGTAAATCCCAAAATTTCGGATTCCGTAAAGGTAAATGTCTTTTCTTGTGAAAAAACCACTCCTACAAATAATAATATTTTAATTAAATTCTTCATATATATATATATATATCAGTTTACTTGGAAAATTTCTTCAAAAAGTTTACTGCTTCGTCTACATCATCAATTTCAACAGCTTTTTGAGCCTTTTTGATGTCTTTTTTAGTAGATTCTACTTCTTTTTTCAGTCTTTCCACTTGTTTTTTGTTTATTTTCTTCTTAGACTCAAGTTGCTTAACTTTTTTCTCAGTTTGCTTAACTTCTTTGTCTTTTTGCTTAATTGCATTATCAAGTTTTTTGATTTCTTCCTTTTTCTTACCAGAAGCCTTAGCTCCAAGTCCAAAGATAGCTAAAAGTCCACCCAAAATCCCCAATAATACTTTCCACATTTTTTTCATTTAATTTCTCCTAAAAACGAAAGACCTGCACCATGTACAAGATCCTCAAGTGTTACTGTTTTCTTACCATTCTCATCAATTACCTCATATTCTTGTAAATCCATCAATTTTCCTAAAATTCTATGATAGACTGACAAAATACTTTCAATTTCTTCATCGTGTCCAACTTTACGATGATATTCTTCTGCAACTTCACCGAGTGTTGCTGTCATATCCATCAATTCAAACACTACTTCTTCAGGTAATATTAATTTTCTACTGTTCTGTAGTTTCATCTTCCAGCTCCGTTTCAAGTTTTTCAATATGCTCTCTAGCCTCTACGACAAGTTTACTAAAATTTTCTTCTCCCATTGACCATTCTTCTTTCTCAACGCCTATTCTATCCACTCCAACTTCATTGAAAAATGTCGCCTTACCACCTGTTTCTTCGAATTCATCAATACTCTGTTTTAAATCTTTTAAGTATGCTTTTTTATTCTCTAATATTTTATTTTTTTCATAATTTTCATACTCACCACTTACACGAAGTTTATTTTCCATCTTGACATGACAATCAAAACATTGTCCTTCAACTCTCCAAAACTTATTATCAAGTTTTTTCTTCATTGTCTTTTTACAAGACGGACAAAACCACGGCATCCTTGCTTCTTTAAGTATATCAGATAGTCTATCTATCTTATCACCATGTTTTTCAGGTTCTTTACCACTATTATATCCAACCATTACTCGTTTTTCAGGCTCTCTACCTGCTATCAAATCACCCAAAACTTTATTTTGTCTTTCCGACTCTCTACTGTAACCCATAATATCTCCTAACCGAACTTTAAACTACCAAGTATTTGATTAATTGGTGCAAAAGCTCCTGTAAATTTATAAATCTTTCCTTTATACTTGAAAACGATACCTTCACTTGGAACTATCGCATCTAATCCACCGATTGCCTGTAGTTTCTCAATTTGTATTTTTAATTTCTTTAATTTATCTACATTACCACCGCTCTGTAACTCCTTGAATGCCTTGATAACATCTTTTCTCAATTTTTGTGTGGTAGCACTTGGTGAAGCTGCCATCCACCCACTTATATTTTTTAATATTTCTGCACCAACAGCAAAGAATAATACTTCAAATGGTTTTATATTTTGTTTAAAAATATTTTGAATATCATTTTTATCTGTTGATATTATCCAATCTAAAAAGTTAGTATTGTCTTTAAAATCTTTTTTAATATCTCGTATCTTATATGACTTATCAAAAAATGCCCACCTATTAACCAAACTAACAAATTGATTTGGTTTTAAACTAACCTTAAATTGTTTAGATGCGTTAAAAACATACTCTCTCCAAAATGCCTCGTGATATTCTCCTAAACGATCTGAATCTTTTAATGCGTATGTAGATTGTAATTTCTTTAATTGTCCTAAAAATTTATTTTTCATTCTACCAAAATCTTGATGTTTAGGTACAGTAAGAAAATTTGGTTTTCCTATTCTAAACATTTTTTGTATATGTTTATTTGTTTGTTTAATCATACCTGCCAACATACGAGCTGAATCTTTTGGTTGTCCTATCGCCTTTCCACTATCATCATATTCTATCGCTCCGTGAAATACTATTTCTGCAACATCATAATCGATAACATTAGCAGTTTTAGGATACATAATCTCTAAATTCATCCATTTACTACCATTACCAAACACCTTTTCTTTCTGTTTATCACCTAAACTACCAACTGCCTTTTCTAAACTTTTCATCGCTCCTACAAAAGCCTTCTCTATATCACCTCTACCACTAAACATACTTTTTATACCACTCGTGGTAGGTGCAGTTTTACCATGATTTTTCAAGTGTCCTTTGTTACGAGCTGCTCGTAACTCTCCATCAACCCAACTTACCATTAAATTTTGGCCATCAAGTTTCTCTGTAACATTATCTTCTCTATCTAACTTTCCACCTAACCCATTAATAATTATCTGCTTTAAATCTGAAAACGTAAGATTATTATCATCAAATGGATGACTCATGTGTCCATAAGCTCCGCCTTCAATTAAAAATTCAACATCTCTTTGATAACTTTCTTGTAATTTTTTAATTTTATCTGCACCTATACCAACATCCTTCATATCAAAGGTATGAGAATCACCAACTTTAACTGTAGGTTCACCGAACCATTTAATAGTCTCCCAACCTAATTTATCAACAATATTTTGTATATGAGTTTTCCACTTTGGAAATGGATTATCTACACTATCGGTATTTTTTGTATCTTGATTAACAGTTCTACCATAAGTAACTGTAGCAGGTCTCTCCATAGTTGCAAAACTATAATCAAATGCAGGATCAACAACTCCTTCTGCCCCATCGTTTAAAATATCACCCAATACTTCCCATCCTAAAATTTCTGCATGTCTGGGTGATATTCTTTTATAATCTGCAAACGAACCGAAAAAATCATACATACCCTCATCAGATAAACTGGACCCTTTAAAACTTGAATTAAATGCACTAACTTCTTTTATTAATTTTTTAACATTTGGTTGAGAATAAAACTCAAATAATTTACTAAATTTATTGGTCATCATATTATAGATACCTTTATCGTAGTATCCAAATGCTTGTTTAAATAATTTTTCTCTATCTTTTTCATAATCAGGCGAACCAAGAAGTTGTCTCATAGTAGTTCCACTAACTTCTTTACCACCTACACTAACTGAAATATGAGGTGCTTTAAGAATATATCCATTGTCCTCGTACCCATTCATTTTGTTTTTATTCTTTTTATAATCTTGAAAATACTTTCCACCTGATAATCTACCAGCATCTTTAGCACCAAATATATAAATTACTGCGGTAGTATCTTTATCGTATTTCTTTAATACATTTTTTGCAACATAGGGTGTTTTTTCTTTTATAATA